CGATACCACCATCTTTAAATGTTCTGCGAATAATGTCAGACCAGTTAGCAAGGTTAGCACAGAATGCTTCATCAAGTACACCTAAGTTACCAGATACTTTCTCAAGAATCTTTTGCTCAGTCTTAACAGAAGGATACTCTTGCTCAAATGTCAATGCAAATCTTTCTAGGAATGCTTCATTCAATACATTAGTACCAATGAACCTACCATCCTCACTACCCTTACCTTTAGTATTGGCAGTTGCAATGACATTGAATCCTGGTTTTCTATCAACATACTTACCAATCTTCTTAAGGAATACACCCTTGCCTTCCAAGATAGATTGAAGACACAAGATCTTATTAGAGGCAAGATCAACTTCATCTAAAAGGAGTATAGCTCCCCTCTCCAAAGCCTCGACAACAGGTCCGTTGTGCCAAGCAGTTGCACCATTAACAAGACGGAACCCACCAATAAGATCATCTTCGTCAGTTTCAATAGTAATGTTTACACGAATGAGTTCCCTATTTAGTTGAGCACATGCTTGCTCTACACTAAGTGTCTTACCATTCCCTGAGAGTCCAGTGATGAACGTAGGATAGAATAGTTTAGATGATATAATTTTCTTAACATCAGAGAAGTTTCCAAAGGGAACAAAGTTTGGATCCTTTTGTGGTTTCAAATTCTGTTGAATTTCTGGGATAACAGAAGGGGAAGTGATCTGTCTTTCAAGTTGATCCTTAACCTTCTCAATATTCCATGTACCACGTTGTACATAAAAACTACGTAAACGTTTTGTTGTAGTTGCATAACCGACTCCAAAATGCGCCGCTGCCTCACGTACATGATCTGCATTTATATCTGATCCATGTTTGTCAGATAGGTAGTTCACAAGTTGGGTGGTTGTTAGATCAGACTTTGCTGGCATTTTTTCTAATTTGTTTGTATGTACTTATTATAATGAAAAACCCCTCCTTGTGGAGGGGTCGTGTGTCACTTGTTGAACTGGATCTTTGTGTTGTCTGGTAGCGTCAGTGTGACACTAGATGACTTCTCAAAGTACCTATCCATCCATTCCCCAGTTTCACTACGTGGTGCTTTAGGTGCAGGTGTGTCGAAATTAAGAACCTCCTGTATTGGAATGTCTTCTTCTACTGGAAGTGTAGCCTCAGTACCAACTATAGGATCATCATATAGATCAAAATCTTCACCGAAGTTGACACTACCTTGATGAACCTGCTTACTCTGCTGGAATAAGTTAGGAAGGTGGGGTCGGAATTTATATAAAGCAGGGACTACGTTCTTGTTCTTTTGAAAGATGGCACTCAAACGTTTGGAAACATCGTTCCAATCTTTCTCAGTCATTTCCTTGTAGACCTTTGGGTACTTATCCCTGAAGTAACTCTTAGCACACTTCTTCGTGAACTTCAACTGACTTCCTTCTGGATTTTCATGGATCTGGCGTTTTAGAGCCATAGTGAAAATTTTATCGTTATGGAAATTTTCGTACTGTTTGTATTCTGGACACAATTGTTTGAGTTTTCTCATAGATTTGTTAGATTTGGCCTACTTTAGTATAGTATAATATGGTAAAGGGTAATTGTCAAGCAACGTACCCTATAAAAGAATTCAACAACTTCTTGTTGGAAGACTTAGACTTCAACATTTTTTTAAATGCTCTAGAGATGTCTGCCTTCTTAGATCCTGATTCTACATCAAACTCTGTAGTGTTGTCAAGTGCGGTTTGTTGTATGGCATAGAGAGCAGTGTACCCAAGTGGATTTGGAACAATAACAGACTTGTGCTTTCTCCATTCAGACTGTATCTCACTGTAGTTTGATCCAAGCTTGGAGTATCTGCAAACAAACTCTTGGAGTCTGCTACCACTCATGATTCTAAATCCTATAACATTAACTCCAGTGTTTCTATCCCGAACTTGATTCAATAGTTGATTAGTCAAACCAACATATGAATTGGTTAATGGCTTGTATACGATACCTGTCTTGCGATCACGTAAGGCATTACCATAACCTATCTTGCTAGGATAAACTCTTGGTTCTCTTCTGTCAGGATCAGTCTGTCTTCCATAACCAGAACAGCATGCTTCACCATCAGTAAGAATAACTGCATTCACTTTCTGAAGATCATTCGCTTGTTTGAATTTGGGAATGATATAGTTAAGCATAACAACTGCTTCATTCAATGGAGTACCAGAAAGATTCATACCTTCTGGAATCTGATAGCACCCACCACGATTAATATGGTAAGCATATGTTATTCTCCAGATGTTTCTGCATTGTCTTTCATAATCACGTGAGTTACTACGTGATGAAAGAATATTCATTAAATGCAATTCACCTTTTGGAAGATGGAACTCACCCAATTTTGGTGGTTCAGTATTCCTATCATGATAATAATAAGAATGTGCTTCTGGATCATTACTCTTTATTAGATCAACAATTCTCCACTCATTAGTGAAAGCATATACTTCAAACGGAATCTGAACCTTCTTACAGAATGCAGTAAGGTTAAGAAGTTGTTTGTAAGTTGCATGTAATTGATCTGCCATTGATCCAGACCAGTCTAGTAAGAATATCAATCCATGATTCTTACCATCAGGTACAACAGTTACCTTCTTGAATAGATCTTCATTGTACTTATAGGTATGAAGTTTGGTGCAATCAAGTACACCAGTTTTAGCAGTACTAGCACGTGCATATGCATCAGCAGACTTACGACACTCAAACTCTTTGACAAGATAGTTTACTTCTTTCTGTGCTTCTTTTCTATGAGAAGCATACTCAGAATCTGCATCATTCAACCCTGTCTGTTTCCAATAAACTGTACCATCTTCACCCATAGAAATCTTTGGTTCTGGTGCTTGAGCAAATCTGGAATCTATCCAATCATGAACCTCTACCCAGTCAACAAGATAATCATCTAAGTCAATAGAATCTGGAATCTCGAAGTACTTAATATTGTACCCACCAGAACTAGAAAGTTGAGAAGCAGAACCATCAAATGATCTTTGTGTTTTAGATTCTTCTGCACCTTCTTGTCCACCTTCATTTCCAGGAGTAGAACCACCTGTTGTTGATCCACCAGAACTAGTCTCATAATCTTGATCTACTTTAGGATCTTCTTCATCTCCTTCACCTTCACCTGGTTGTGATGGTTGTTCCAATGAATTAGAATCTTCCTTCTCACCATCTTCAGATTCACCATCCAATTCTAATCCACTAAGATTAGGTACGTCTGCTTCCTTCTGCTTCCTTTCGTTCTCTGCTTTAGTATACTGATAGATCTCATCTGCTAGAGCACATACTTCTTCAAATGTTTCTGTCTGTTCTACACGAGCAACAAAAGCAAGTTCGGAATTTGAAAATGGAATCAATGCAGTAGGACCAACCTTATAGTGTAGGTTGATACGATCAATCAATATAAGTCCTGCAATATTCTCACCTTCGATTTGAAAAAAATCTTGATCATTTAATTCTTTGTATCCACCAGCAAAACTCTTGCGTAGACCAGGATACTTACGCTTCATGAATTTCTCAATACGTACGTCTTCTACAACGTTCACATAATCTTGTGGACATTGTACATAGTCAGTATAATCTTCATTAGGAGTATATAAAGCATGTCCAACTTCATGACCTACAAGCATATCATACACAACACCACTTGCCTTATCCCACTGTGGTAGTTGAAGAACTCTACGATCTACATCAAATGAAGCAGTAGGAATATCATTCCTGTGCTCTACTATAAGGTTCTCTGTCGCAAGAAGTTTTGCAAGATTACCTTTGATCTCCTGTCTCTGACGTGATTGATGCTCGAATGCCATTCTTCTTTTTTTGTTGATGCACGTATCATAGTATAAAACCCACGTTAGCCAACCAGTGCGTGTGTCACTTCGTGAACTGTCTCCTGTATGGTCGAATAATTCTTATCCTTGACAACATTGACAGTCCTATCAAACTTGTCATTGAGTTGCTCCTTATGACTGATCACAAACACATTAGTGTTGTCATCGAAGTTACGTAGGATCCAACCAAGATCAGAAGCACCAGACTGGTCAAGTGAACTGTCAAATATTTCGTCTAGTATAAGAAGGTTGGTGTCCACACTATTCTTAAGCTTAGCAACAGAACGCCAAGTAAGCAAGAGAGCAATATCTATACGTGCTTTCTCACCCTCACTGAATGATTCATATGTAAAGACATCACGGTATCTAGACTTGATAGTTTCATCAAAATTCTCATCAAGAGTAAAGTTAACATAAAAATCCATACTCTGAAGATACTGATTGATCAGTTTATTCATTGTAGGAAGATAGGTCTTGATGATTCTAGTCTTTATACCACTGTCCTTTAATAATGCAATAGCAGCAGATAGAACATCACGATCCTTCTTACAATCCATAGTTGTTTGCTTAAGCTCTTTCTTCTCTGCTACCAATGATTCTAACTTAACAAACTCTGCTTTCTTATCTGGGTTGGAACCTTCTAGTTCTAGAACCTCACTATGAATATCACTAATAGTCTTACGTATAGATACCAAACGATAATTCACCTGTGCTATTGATGCATTTAACTCTGTCACCTTCTTTGACAAAGTGACAAACTTATCATTCCTTTTCTTCTCATCTTCAATAGCCGTCTGAAGTTCTGAATGACCAGTGTCCATATCCTTGATCTTAGTCTCTAAAGCACCAGTCATAGCAAACACAAAGTTCTTCTCAAGATCCTGATGGCATGTAGGACACTCATCATTATCCTCAAAGAACTTATGTTCCTTCTTGCATGTTTGTAATTTCTGATTTAACTTTATCAAAATTGTGTTGAGTTTATCTAGCTTGTCAACAGAGTTTGCATATTCTTCCATCTCTGTATTCAAAGAGTTCACTTGCTCCACCAAAGAATTTATTTCTCCGTTAGCAGTTAACTCTTCTTGCTCAGACTCTGTGATCTTCTCTCTCTTTCTATCGATCTCTTCTTTGTTCTTCTTCTCCAACTCAAACATATACTTTTTCTGAAGTTCAATCTTCTCTAAAAGAAGATGCATCTGATAATCTAAATCCTTAATCTCATTACCATTATCCTTTACTCTATCCTTCAATCTAATATTCATTACAGAGAACACTTGAATGTCTAGAATATCTTCAATGATCTCTCTTCGTTGTACACTAGGAAGACGCATGAAAGGAACAAAGGTACTTGATCCTAACACAACAATCTGAGTGAATGACTTGAAGTTCATCTTCAATATATTCTGCTCTAGATTCTTTTGTTGATCTACTGCCTTTGCATCCTGATCCATCATCTCACCATTGCAATGGATCTCAAACTTATTAGGTTTGATACCACGTACAATCTTATAGTCCTTACTACCAATACCAAACTCTATCTCAACCAATGTGTCCTTCTCGTTGACACTATTGATTAACATATTTTTACTAATCTTCCTGAATGGTTTTCCAAACAAAGAAAAGGTCAACGCATCTAAGATGGTTGACTTACCAGAACCATTAGCTCCAACAATCAAGGTATTACGAGTCGCAGATAAATCTACTTCGCTAAATGTATTACCCGTGCTCAGGAGGTTTTTCCATCTTATCTTGCGAAAGTGAATCATAACTATCAGGTGGAACTATAAAATCGTCTTCTGTAATAATACTATATCGTTGACCAGACATAGAACAAGCATGCATCATTTGTTCGAAAACAACATCAACCACCTCTAGCGGTGGATTGTTCTCATCTGTAATATCAATCAGATCAACATACCTAGTTGCATCATTCTTATTCACAAAAATAGGAATGATACGGTCGTCATCCGCATCCAATACAGAGTATACACCCTGTGGATGATCTTTGATAGTGATGACGAACATAGAATTTATGAGACTTCACACGCTTCTATGTATAGAGATTGCATCAGGGTCTTCAGGTCGGATTTATCGACTTGGAGATCCACCTCATCTATGTACTCACCCAATAGGGTTAGAGTATCCTTTACGTTCAATTCTACATCATCATCTATAGCCGTGTCAACCAGTGTCTCAATAATTTTTACATCATGAGCACCATTATAATACAAGCCGTCAATTAAATTCTCAAAATCGTTTGGTTTCTGCTTCTCCTCTACAACAACTTTAACATACTGGTCCTTGTGAACAGTAGTGTCATACTCATCATAGTTACGCTCAACATCATTATAGTATATCTTAGCAAACATATCAAAAGGATTTTTGATGTATGTCAGTCTATCAGTATCTGTATCATATATGTGGAACCCTCTAGTATCTGCATAATCATTCCAGAACATCTGGTATGGGTTACCTAAGTATTGGATGTTACCATGCTTAGACTTGTGATGAAAGTGTCCAGACCATACACGATTAAACTTTTTAAAATCTGCTGACTTGAATCCACCATTAAACTTATGTCCTCTCATTACTTCAAACCCATCTATCTCTAGATGTCCTGCACAGATAGGAGCATTAGATTCTTCTATAGCTTTCACTGCTTCATTACGATTACCTGAATTAATCCATGGTAACAATAGAAAATCTTTACCACCTAGTTCCAACGTAACAGGATTAGAGTAGATAGTTATATTATTATATTCTTCTAGTAATAGTTCGGGGGAATTGATCCTATTGGTATTTTTATAATAGGTACAATGGTTCCCCAGAATCATGTGTACATCATACTTTCTAAGTCTGTCGAAATAATCAGTTTTAATCCTCGCAAGAGTACTAAAATCCATAGACTTTCGATTATCAAATGTGTCACCAAGATCAAGGATGGTATCGATACCGTGTTTCTCAAGTGTTGGGAAAAATATTTCATTATAAAACCTTTGAAAGTAGTTCCAGAATGCTAAGGATCCTTTACGACCATCTAGGTGCTGGTCTGTAATAATTGCTATCTTCATTTAGATCTGTTTATCAAGCTGATAAACTTGTCTGCTGCAAATGTACCAGCAACACATACATCTATCTCGTCACCATCTTTCCAATTCTCAGTACCATCCTTCTTGGTATGAGCCAATGCTACTGTGAGATCATCTATAATCTTTTGAGTAATCTTCATAGCATTCGTGTCTTAATGTTATATACTGCTCTGGTATCAGGATATAACTCCCTCAACTTCTTAACTACTGCTAATTGTATTTCAAGGAGTGCCATAAGGTTTGATTATAATACGGTTGTTTTCATAGTCTGCTATAAACTCTAATGCAACTTCGTGATCCCACATGAGTTCTTCGTACATTGCATTAAGTCGATCCATGTCTTCCCATAGATCATTTAGATGTGGTGGCAAATGATCATCCGTCTCCATCGTTCTTAATCCTCCGAGGTACTTTAATAGTCCATGCTGGTGCAACTAAATCCACCATTTCAAACTGTGCTCTTGCCTTCTCTCTTGCCTTTGCTGCCTTTTCTAATTTATTCAATTCATCCTCTCGACCTGGTTCAGGTTGTATCTCACCATAGTGAGGATCCCAAATCTCAGGGTGTTCATGGTTCTCAAAGAACTCAAGTATAGTTTGATCTATCATACTATACAAAGTGTCCCATGTTAGAGTTCTCCGTAGAGTCTCTGCAAGGTACTCTGCTTGATTAACAGACATCTCTTGCTTAAGGAATTCACCTCTTGCCCATACTAATTCATTGAGATCAATTGTGATCTGTACATTAGTATGAACACCAGTATCATTGTATGGTTCAGTCATGTTAAATCATCTAGTGTAAACAGTGAGTGGAATTCAATATTATTATCATCCCAAGTAGAATGGTCATCCATCCTATCAACAATAGTGACAACACGGTTAACAATATAACCTGCATCACGTAGTACTCTGACTGCTGTCATCGCACTGCTACCTGTTGTTGTGACATCTTCTAATACTGTTACCACTGATCCTTTACGTGGTTTCGGTCCCTCAATGAGTTCCCTTGTACCATATCCTTTAGTATTCTTACGTACTATAAGTGCATCCAAATCAGAATGAGAAGCAACATAATATGCTCTCTGTGCTACACCACATACTAATGGGTCAGCACCAAGTGTCAATCCACCAACTGCAACTGCCTTAGGATCAACCAACTTAATCATAAGCTTTGATAACAATGCATTACCTTCACATGATAGTGTGACAGGCTTACAATTGACATAGTGTTCTGACTCTTTACCAGATGACAAAACAAATTTTCCATGTCTGTAAGCATGCTCTTTCAGTAACTGTAGTAATGTTACCCTATGCCTCTTATCCTCATTAGAAATAGCGTTGTTGTATTCGTTCATCATCTGTTCATTTTGGTTTCGATGTTCTCTTTTATGCTGCCCATATCAGAATGAGATGGATTCATCCCAGTCATTGTACCCTCAAACGTATCAGTATGCATAACTTCATCATATCCTGACCGTTCTAAAATTTTGTTCTTGATTTCTAACTGCTTTTTCTCTTTCTGAATCCGTCTCAAGAATGCGTAGTATATAATCTGAGTAAAGTAGGCAAAAGGATTCTTGGATTTTTCTGGATCAAAATTATCTATGTACTGTAAGCAGTTCTCTATCCCATCACAGATCATGTCCTCTCGGAACATGTAGTTGACAAAATTTGGTTTATATGATAGATGTGTAGCAATCTTTAGAAAGCAGTCACCAATATAATTCGGGACACGAGGACGGGTCGCATCAGATTCTCTTGCAGCAATAACAGAGTTACGATAAACTGTGATCGCTTCTAGAAATTCCTTATTGTTTACGTAGTACTCTGTTTTCTTTTTTGCCATTGGGTCATTGCCTGAAGTTGACTCTACTCTTATCAAGTATACCACTCATACCAAGCAATGTCAACAGGGGGTTGACAAGGTGACAAAAAAGGTATAGACTAACTCTGTCAAGGGTTCAAGGGAGGTTGTAGCTTATAAATCTTCTCCAGGAACTTTTTGGTTTCACTCACAGAACCTATCCTACCCATCTGTCTAGTGAACTTATTGTTGTCTAGTCCCATATGCATTTTCTTGAGTGTCTTCAAATAGAAGACCTCTATTTTTTTGTCTGTCTCTGTCATGGTGAGAACATGCTGGCGGGGCAGCACGAACATTTGATCGAATGTGGATCGTATCCATTCTACCAGAGTAAACCCATTAACTTGAACATCTTGACTACGTTGCTGTTGTACAGGCACAACCTCTAGAGGATTCTCCAATACAAGACTATCGTCATCTGGCATAAAGGATACCTTAGATACGATCTCTTCGCCATTGACGAGTTTTATAGTAGCATAAAATTCTTCTTCCATTTAAGATGCTGTTAAGTTTACTTTAATCACTTCATACTTGAAATTCTCTTCATTATAGATGTTTACTCTCTCGTTCAGATGTCTGAGAGTATAGTTCATACTCCCAATATCATCTGCTATATCATATAATGTTGCTATACTTTTTCCTTCACCTCGTCTAAGAACTCTGCCGATGGACTGGAGGTTTCTAATTCTGGACTTGCTGGGGGAGGCGAAGACGATGTTGTGCAGCCGCTTAATGTTAATCCCAGTACTAAAAGTGCCGTAGCTAGCGATGATAATTGCATTGTTTTCTTGTTCTGTAAGTTGACGTACTTCCTCACGGTCTTCCACTTCAGTGCCGCCGTGAACGAAGAATAGTTTCCGATTAGGATCTATAGAATTATTTATCAATTCAAATAAAGGTTCTCCATGCTTCTCGATATAATTAAAGAGAACAAGGGTGTTTCCATCTAAGTCTTTAACCAAATTTTTAATGAGGTTATTTCTTCCAGTATGACTAACTAAGTATTCCATCTCATCTTGATATGTTTCGAAATGCTGAGAGGGGTGTTTACAAAGTAAGATTCTTATTCTAAACTTAGACAGGTAACCACGTTTAATGAGTTCATCAGTTTTAGTTACTTGATCACATGATCCAAAGAGACCTTCAAGTACCCACTTATGAGTCTTGGTTCCATTGAGTGTTCCAGTAAAACCAAACCGATACTTTGCATTATGTAACTTTGTCATAATGCCAGTCAGGGATTTACTCTTAAATAGATGTGCCTCATCACCTATAACACAATCTATATCATCGAAGTATCTCTTAGGGAATTTGTAGATACTTTGCCAAGTTGATATAATAATATTTTTATCAGTGACCTTATCCTTACCACCATATATCTTATGAATATGATCATCAGCATTCCAACCATAATCACAGAAGTCGTTGACCATTTGTTCGACGAGGGATGTGGTAGGGACGACTATAAGTATCTTCTTGTCGGTGGCGCAATAGTATCTGACGAGGCTATAGATCATAAGAGACTTACCCGATCCAGTAGGAGAAAGTAGTAACTTACGATTGTTTTTAATAGCAGAATAAACTGCTGCGTATTGATAGTCTCTAGGTTGGACGTGAGTTATCTTGTCCATAAAGACTTTGATACCTTTTGGTGATACAAAATCATTTGCATCTTCAGGATGACCATACCAGTCATCCTTTTTTAATTCCAAATTATAATTACGTTCAAAGGCAAAGCCCTTTAAATGACTATACAATCCAGCATACAAATCACCAGTAGCAGGAGAGTACAATCGTATAGTTCCATCCCAGTGTCTATATCTGGGATTCTTTTTTAAATATTTTGCTTCAGGTACTTCGAACGTAAAGTAATCTGCTAATTCATGATGAACATGTTGCTCAGGAGATTCAATAGTAACGTAGACTTCATTCTTCTTCTTGACTGAGAGGTGTGTCATTACTGTCCATTAATAAATTTCTCCCACTCAATAGCACTCTTGATTTGAAACCCTCTATTTGATATCTGTTTCATTACCTGATCCAACCAATAAAGCATTTGATCAAGGTATTTAATTTTCGCTTCTAGGTTGATGACTTCATCATCAGACTCTAGATAAACTTTCATCTTTTCAGATGTCTTAATACTATTGCCAAATGGTTTTTCGGCATATACTCTTGCGTCAGCCTCGCCTCCATAGTACTCACGCTTTTCCTTAACAAGTTTACGAACTTCAAATTCAAGTGAGGTTTTAATCTGAGATATATCGGTATAGTGGTTTAAGTATTTATTATGACAAAACGGAATGTCAAGAGCTAACTGTGCCAGATCAGCACTGTAACTTTTGTTCTTGAACTGGAAGTCTACATGACTATCCTCTGTCCAGTCTATCTTCAGTTGTTCAAATTTATTACGAAGAGATTCAAAATTCATAAATTAGTGCCTTGTTCCGTCTGTATATTATATCTGGTGAATTTGAATGTTGCAGTTGCTGTTATATAATCAATGTCTGTAGGGGTAGCATCGAAGTTAACACCACTTAATGCTACTGGGAATATTTCTTCAAAGTTGACGTAGAAATTCCCATTAAAATTAGAGGTAAGGACTTGCAAGGTTGCTCTTGAAGTTGTATCCAACCCAGATGCATGACCTTCTGAGAGTCCGAACTCCCTAATCCAATTTTGGATTGACATGTAGTTCTTAAGATCTTCATCGATTAGAAAGCTTACATTAAGATCACCAAACTGCACACCACCACTTCCAGGTATAGGTATACCCCTGAAAGCACTCTGTACCTCAACAACAGGCATTGTAATGTCTGGGATATTTACAGATTGACAAAAGAAATCTACCCCTGAAAAGAGTTCCAGATCGAACTGAAACCCAGTTGGAGATAGATAGTTTCTATTTGTAGGTTGCTCCTTATACCATTCGGCAGCCATGTCAACTTCCCAAGCTACTTACTATTTAGTGTACCACCAATATGGTCCTTCACCAGGTCCACCAAAGTCATCATCATCATCTTCAATATCATCAAAGGTGACCTTAGTGGTTTTCTTTTTCATTGCATTAAAAATTATTACCACAGAAGCAACTGTTCCTGGTATTCCTACTCCCATTAATACTTTATAAATTGGATTCACTTTTTCAGTACCCAGTCCTCAGCATAATCTTCTGCTTCTGTTGTATGTATAAAGTCTTTTGTACTAGTACCTTTATCATTAGTAGTGAAAACTCTGCACTGATAAGGTCTCTGATCAAAATCCTCTATCCTAAAAACTTTTGCATGTCTGACATCATCTTCGCTGAAGTAGCTACTTAAAAGTTTCATATGCTTGTTTAATAATATTGTCTGCGTCTGCTTTAGATGCAATATCTGGATCTTCATTCTTGAGCCAGTCGTCACAGAATATATACGATTTCTCTGTGATCTCTAATCCGTTACGCCAGAATGACCCAAGCAAAAATGCTCGTAGTGCTAACTGTGTTTCGTCTAACACAGTTCCTTCTGGGATAACTGCGTTTGCTTTCTTAGTAATGATACTCATCGAGAATGTCCAATGCGTCGTTTAATGCTTGCTGTGCTGCCATCCTTTCTTCGTTAGACCATCTAGGGTACCACTGTTTATCAGCAATACCTCTCTTGATCTTGAGAAGTCTTGATGTCATATCAACTTTGGTAAGTCTACCGTTCATAACAAGTTCGTGATAATCATATTATACTATATTTAATAAAAAAGGGGAACCCTTAGGTTCCCCTCCATCTTGATCTCGTGACCAAAATTTACATTAGGTTCTCAACCTGAACACGGCGGTAGTACTGGTTCCTGTTAGCAGTAAGTGTTTCTGCATCAGGTGTACCATTAGCCTGAGTTACGAATGGGTTAGCGACCATGCCGTAACGTGTCTTGAATCCAATTTTGGGTTGGAAGGTATCTGGACCAATAGACCTGACCATTTGGAGAGGTACATATGGGCAATAGAACAGACCAGCGTCATAAGGAGAAGTTCCTTTGTATCCTACAACGTAGTAATGCTTGTCAGCAATGTTTGCAGAATAAGGATCAACGTATACCTTGATGCGACCATTCATGGTTCCAACAAGTAGGTTTCCAGTGTCATCTACTTCACCGATGGAAGGACCACCAGCACCAGTAAGACCTGAAGAGTAGTCTAGAGTACCAGACATAGCAAGAGCACTAGCAACGTCAGCAGATGTGACGATGAAGTTACCCTTCCCACGACGAGTCTCTTGTGCGATTGCGTTAGCATCACGCTCGACTTGGAACATAAGTCCCTTAAATTTCTCAACAGACCAACGACCGTTACTGTCAACGTCTAGGTCAAAGCGACCAGCGTTAGCAACGTTGTTAGCAGCACCAGGCTTAGCGATGGTGTATACAGTACGAACAACCTCACGGTTGATTTCAGCAAGGATCTCACTAGAAAGAATGTTAGCAAGTTCTTGCTCTGCATCTAGACCGTGAATTGCTTTCAAGTCTTGGGCTAGTTCTAGTGTGTACTCAGCTTTCAAAGCACGGGACTGTGCAGTCACCGCTGTCTTCTCAATGCTGAATGCCATCTCACGGAACTGAGTTGTCTCACCCAATTCTTCAGCAACGTTACGAGCCATTGGCTTAACACCACGCTCATAAGTTCCAGGTGATGCGTCGTTAAGAAGCGCAGGGTTCGAACCGTCTGTGGCATCGTTAGCAGGGTTATATGCACCCTTACTAGCGTCTGATCCAGCAGAGAAGTTTGAATCTGGCTCGTTGAATAGTGCTTCGGGGCCAGCTTTGGTCTCGTAATGCGCCTTCATTGCGAAGATAAGTCCAGTAGGACCACTCATTGGCTGTACGCCGCAGATATCATATGCAACTAGGTTAGGCATAGCACGACGGATCAAGCTGATTAGAACAGGGTCGAAACCTGCTAATCCACCAGTCTTGGTGTCGAGTCCACTACCAGATAGGGCGTTAGAGCCGATAGCTCCAGCAGAGTTAACTGCAACCTCATTAAGCATTCCACGCTCTTCACGTAGGAATTTCTCTTGGTTTTCTAACAGTACAGCAGTTACAGCCTTTCTATAATTGTCTTTGATGGGAGCAGACCCTTCATGACCCAGAACAGGTGACCACTTTTCTGTTAGAGCTTTAGCGTTAAACATTTGTTTACTCTATAGAAAGTGTTTATATTATTAAATTCAATTCCAGCGATTCAAAGCATCGATGTAGCTACCCATTGCTGGTGCTATCTCTTCTGCTTCAACTGGTGATTCGTCAGATACTTCGCTGACTGTAGTCTTTTCCTTAGGGAAATATGACTCTTTAATAGTGGTGAGTTTCTTAGAATACTCTTCCTCGTTTTTAAACTCAACACCCTCAGCGAGAGCTGATAGTTTGTCCTTTTGAGTATCTGCCAATCCTTCTGAAACTTGTTTCAGAATAACATTTTTTGCAGACTCGTTAAGACGATTCTGAAGTTTCACATTAGACTTGACCTGTTCGTCTAGTCTTTCTTCCATCTCACGAATAGATGCAGCCATACTTTCTACCGCATCGACCTTATCGTCGGGGATAGAAATATAGTGCTCTTCAAAGAGATTCTTCAGACCTGTAATAAAGTCTTCAGTAATCTCATTTCTGATGCCACGATCAACGGCTAATTGATTCTCTTCAAGCCATTGGTTCACGGCGTAGTTCACTGTGCCATTAACTTCCTCATTGAGTTCTGCCTTCATAGCAGCAATTTTCTCTTCGGATTCTTTAGCAAAGTGTGCTACAAGCTTGTCGTACTCTTCTGCAAGTTTTGCCTTAACAGCAGCCTCAAAGATTGTCTTGGCTTTCTCGGCAAACTCTTCAGAGAGTTCTGTTCCCTCAAGGAGGGCTTTTACGTCGTCAGATAATTCAACTTCTTCAAACGATGGTTTGATTGGATACTGTACATCTGGACCTTTAGAAGTTCCGTGTGTAATGTCAGCACCAAGACTATTAGCACCAGCTTCGTCGCCACCCTTACCAGATGGAGATGCTGCACTACTATCTTGAGAGATAGGAGCAGCTGCCTTAGCACCAGGATTCTCTTCTCCTTTCTCCTTCTTGGCATGGAGTGGTGGTGAAGATGATCCACCTAGATCGTTTCTGGACTGACCACTTGCAACACTGGGGTCAATCTTAGGATCAGAACCTGATGGTTCATCCGTACCTGTACCCTTCTGTTGGGGATCACCCGAAACTTGAGTTGGATCGCTTCCAGTACCTGGAATTACAGTTGCTGTAACTGTAGGCATTGGATCTTGATATTCTTTGAGAACATCCTTCTGCTCAGATGCGAATTCCTCAAACTTTTCGTTTAACATGTCTGACATTAGTCTTCCCGTAAATTTGAATTATCTATGTTTATTTATTAATTACAAGCCTTGTAGGAAGTTGTCGAACACTTTAAGTGTTCTTTCCTCTAGGTTTTGACGAGTAGCATCGTCAATGTAACTCTTATATTTAGCAACTTTAGTCTCCTTAAGTATGCCATTATCCCAGACCCACTCTTTACCTTCCATGATTCCATTAACGAAAGCGTCTGGTGCGGAAGGGTCGGCAACAATGTCGGCAGCAGTGGCAAGCATGAAGTCGTCACAAACATAGTTTGCATCCTCTCGCTTGTCAATTGAACCCATGCCTCTGGATGATACACCCAGTCTGACACCTTCACCTAAAAGATTACTGGCAATTTGACCCATAGGTGTACCTAAGATCATAGCCTTCCCAACGAAGTTCGTGCCTTCGGCTCGCAGTTCTGTGATTCTGTGTGATACTCTGTCGAGATTGACAGTAGGACCATCAGGATGCCCCAACTCACCCAGAGCACGACTTGTTTTAATATATTCTTCGTTGTAGCGGGATACTTCTTTCTCAAGGACTCCAAACGGATATACACGACCGTTGCGGTTCTTCAGTTCAGACTGAAGAAAAACGCCCTCTATGTATAACTGTTTCTTACCGTCCTTCTCTTCGGTAATAACCTCTACTTGTTCAATTGCTTCCGTTATCAGTTTCATTAGATGGTTCCTCTACCTGTGGTTCATCGAAAAATGTTTTAGCTACGGTCTTCTTGTATGAACCCATAGCATCTGCGGCACGTGCATACAATAAATCTTGTATTGCATCAATTGCTTCTGCTCTCTTATTATTCGATATCAAATCAGCTGTATCAAGTACTGCCTCTGGTGGTTGTTCCACTGGATCTGCCATAGTAATTACATAGTGTGTTTATTATTTAGGTGTTTTCGCTGGTTTAGATGCGGGTTTCACTGCTGGCTTAGGCTGAGCCTTGATTTTCTCCAACTCTTTTTTGTGATCATCATCTGCTCTTGCCTGATCTAAAACAGCTTGATTGTCTTGTGAAGAAGCATCAATCTCTGGTTGATAAGCAATGTTCTGACGTTCCAATGTATCCATATGAGTAACGTCAATAGGATCCATAGTGAGACCCTGTTCGATCTCTGCATTCATTTGCTTATCGAGTTCCTTATACTCTGTTTCATTCTGTTGCAGAATGTGTCTACGGATATGTTCAACAGAGAAGTACTTACCTACAAATGGATCCATCTGTGTGACCATTGCCATTCTCTGAGTAACCATCTCAAGTTCTTTTAACTCATTGAAATGATTATCAAAGAGCCAGTCCCACTGAATATGCTCCTGCATATCATCCCAATCTTCAGGAGTAATTACTCCCTTGAGAATGAGTTGCGTCTTGAGTATATCGAGGAATAGCTCTCCAAATCTCTTACGTAAACGTCCGATGAATTTGGTAAACTTAAGTTCGTCTCTAAGGACTTCAGTGGTCTTTCCAAGATTGAATCCCTTGTTATCATCTGTGAGACG